TATCAANTGTNTNTGNATTTTCTTGGTTTTGACGACTCGTTTCCTGCAGGATTTCCTTCGTTATTTCCTTCGTATTTTCTTGGGTTTGACCAATCACCTTATTCATCAAATTCTCTGTATTTTCTTGGTTTTGACGACTCGTTTCCTGTAGGATTTCCTTCGTATTTTCTTGATTCTGCATTTGTGATTTCACCAACATCATCACCATCTCCCTCATTTCTGTGTTTGAAGTCACCAATTTATCGATTATTTCCCGATTGGTATTTTCTGGGGGTTCTTGAGGAGATACTTCTTCTTCTTTTTGAGGGGAAGTTTCTTGAATATTTTCTTGTTGAAATGTACAAGTTTTTTTGTGACCACATAGAGAAGACATATGCTTGTATTTTTTACCACATTTGCATGTTAATCTTGATTCAGGAATACTAATAGAAGAGGGTTCATTTGGGTTTGTTAGTCGTTTATGTTTTGTAGTTAATAAATGACGTTTATAATCTTTTTTATTAATGCATTTAAAGTTGCAGATTTCACATTCATTTACACCGGTTTTTGAACTTAGGATTTGAGCATTCGATGTTGCAAATGGTTCTATACTATTTAAGGTGGCATTGTATTCTTCAAAATACTGCTGTTCTAATTTGCGTGCGCTAGACTGGTCATCACATTCATGAAATGCAATAATGTTCATATTCCAATTGTCCCATCCACCAAATTTGCGTATAACGGAATAAACTTTACAATTGTGATTGCAATATTTTGCATGGGTACAGCTTTGTTTGTGAGCGGTTTTGCGTTGAACAAAATTGGTGGTATGTCCGATATAAATATCTTTGACGTCGGTATCTTTGCATTGAATTTTATAGAAAATGGTATTCGAATAATCGGTTTTGGAATCGGACATTATGTTATACTATATACATAACATATTGTTTTAAGTAACTTTTACGCAACTGTTTATTATTCCTAACTATTTTCATTTATCTTATTTTTTCGTTTTTGATATGCTCGCTTGTTATATTCTTTTCGTTGTTCGGGAGTGATTTTGGGTCGTGCATATTGTCTTTGTTTAATTTCCTCTTTATTTTCGTGGTAATATTTTTTATTTCGAGTAGGATTAGTATATTTTTGTAATCGTTCTTCCAGTTCATGAATTCTCTGTTGTAACATTGCATTTTCCTCCTTTAATTTTGCATTTTCTGCTTCATGATTCATTACGATACTATAACTAATGGAAAAATATTTATATATGTTTTCGAAAATGATTAAACAGTTACGCATTGTTCTAAATTACTAAGAATGTAAAACCTCTTCTTCCTGTGGTTCTTCATACTAATTTTCTTTTTTGAGTTTTATTTTTTTTACATTTAAATTCAGCATCTCTTGCATAACCATCTTTACAATTATAAATACAACGGTTTGTTTTTGGATTGCGTTCTTTTCCATCAGGACATTTTTGTTTCTTTTGTGCATTATAACTGATTTTTTCAGGAGTCTGGTGTAATAAATCAGTGAATGTAATTGTTTCTGTATCAACTAATATGGCCTTTTTCTTTTTTTGAGTTTTATTTTTTTTACATTTAAATTCAGCATCTCTTGCATAACCATCTTTACAATTATAAATACAACGGTTTGTTTTTGGATTGCGTTCTTTTCCATCAGGACATTTTAAGACCAAATCATCTATGAATTTCTTTACACTTTTTGGAAGTTCTTCTATCTGTTTTTCTTCTTCCTTTTTTTCTGAACCATCTACCAAAAGGTGATTTTCGAATCTCATATTATATTTATCCAATAAACCATTGCTTTTTAAAATAAATTCGTACTTGACTACTACTTCATTGGGTGATGGACGTTCAAATACATTAAAATTCATCATACTTAGAAATAATAATCTTAAATCATGAAACAGTTCTGCGTCAATTAAGTTTTGTGTATGTTGTAATATAGAAAATAAACTAAAACCGATTGCATAATTATCAAAGGTTTCAAAAGATTTGTTTAAAAATTTGTGATATTCATTATTGCTTTTTTTTAATGAAAAACTCATGGAAGAAAATTGCATGTATTTTCTGAGGTTGAAATCTTCGTACTTTTGGAAGATGCCTTGCATATATTGTCGTACTATGTCGTATGCATTCTTACCACCATAATCTACATAGTTCTCATATTGAAGTTCTATAAAATTTGTTTTAAGATCTCGGTTGTTTTGGGAAGTAAGTCTTTTGTAATTATTATAATTATAATATAATATCTCTGGAGGAAACGACCAATGTACTGGATAAGGATAATCGGAACGAACCGCATTTTTTATCATCTGTTTTGTAGTGGTCATTAACCCAAAATCAATAAAATTTACACGTCCTGTTTTTTCATTATACACTATATTTTGTTGTTTTAGATCATGATGCACTATACCATTATCCATTAAAACTTTTGAACCGTATATTATACGACTCATATCTAACCAAAAATGTTCTAATTGACGTCTATTTTTATTATTTATTGTTAATAAACGAAACTGTTTTTCTATTGCAGATAAATCTTTGCCTCCATTTTTTAATAATAATAATTTATAGTTATCTATATCAACACTGCTAAATTCTCTGCATTTATTAATAGCTGATTTATTTTCTTCATTATTATCTGGAAAACAAGACGCAGGTATTCCTAAATGAAAATTCTCTTTTTTGTCAGCTTTATGGATTAATTTAAATTCTTTTAATTCACTGTTCGCATGTTTCTTTGTTAATATTTTGGACACTTTATTTGGGTCTGGATTATAAGGTTTGTCTTTACATTTTAATGGTGGATTATGAACACATCCATAACTTCCTTCACCCACTTTTTTAGGAGAAGACATTATACATATACTATAATAGTATAATTCTTTCCTGTCGGCGTAAGATTTATTTTTTTCCAAGATTATTGTGGGAAAATTATATCCCATCTATATAATTTTACGTAAAATCAGTGTTTTTTCTGTATATTCCGCGTTGATGTAATACCTCTGACAATTTATTCATCAAATTGTCAGTGTTTTCTTGGCTTTGACCAATCACCTTATAAAATTGATTGTTTGTATCAACAAATTACAATCAACAATTACAATCAACAATTACAATCAACAATTACAATCAACAATTACAATCAACAATAATGTATGAAGTTTTATCAGATTTAGAAGCTATATGGGGTAGTATTATTATTATATCTGTTTGGGCACGATTATGTTTTAACGAATTATGGACATGTTTCACGGGAAGTTTAATAGCATTTTATTCTATTTTGGGATTTATGACGGGTGATATAATTATGTTATCACCTATATGTTTGCTATTAACTTCATATATAATTCTGGAAGTCAAACAAATGCCGAAATATTCCGCATAGAAGCCCAATAATTTCCCAAAAAAAAATGCGGTTATGGTCAATCGTTTTTTTTCTTTTTCAAATCACTGCAGAATGGTCTAAACGCGTTTTTTTGGAAATGTGTGGTTTTTTCTATAGAATATACCTCCTATACAGAGGAATTGGAACTTTTTAAAAAGTTCTATTCTCAAGATTTTTTACGTAAAATCATTGTTTTTTCTGTATATTCCGCGTTGATGTAATGATGTAATATTTTATCCTTTTCCCCCAGCCAATTTAGAAACATCAAAATTCGCACTGATTATATGATGGTCGGAATGACTGCGAACAGTATCGGTAACGATATTTTGCAGGGGTGTATGATTGTGTCGATTCCAATAAAATATGTGGTCTAAGCATTCATTATAGTGAGTGGTCGATTCAGTCGAACTGATTTTTTGCATGCAAAAGAACTTTTCTAAAAAAAAGGAATCCGTATAATTGAAATCCCCGACTAACAAAATTTCATTCACATCCGTCTCTTGAAGCTTTATTTTGATAAGAAATTGGTTGAGTTGTTGTAATTGGTTCGCATGCGTTGATTTGACACACAACAAATCGTCGCTATTTTGAAGATGTGTATTGATCAAAATCATGTGGTCTGTCCAAATAGCCAAAAAGCCCTTGTTGCTTACTATATCGGTACCCGAAGAATGGTCGTAAGGAACAAATATCGATTTCCGAATCTTTCGATTGGTGTATATGAACAACCCACTATCAATAAACTTATGTGAATTTTGAGGCAGGGAAATATCGACTCCGGTGTGGTCCCAATCTGACAATAAAGGAAGCAAATCAGTCTTAGAATCAAATATAGAATTACCAAACATAGAGGTGTAATACAAAAAGGACAACAACAAAGGAATCACGATGATGAATATGTGTCCGATAATGGCGTTTAGTAGCAAAATCCCACGATTATCGGTGTTTTTTTCAATTTTCTTGCAGATGGAATAGATTCGATGCGAAACGGGATTTAATTTTCCGCCCCATGCTTCTTGCAAACAGACGAAGAAGGATTCCTCATTTTCTGGCACCAATCGTGATATTATCTTCTGATTTTTTAGGATATTAGTTAGACAAGTTGTATTACCAATTCCCCAAACATTACTACTTATGATTTTCATGTAATTTAGTTTGATATTTTATCCATTCCATGCCTATTTTGAACAATAGAAAAAATGTATTAGAGAAATTGTGGGACTATAGTATAGTATGCCTTCTAAAGAACAAAAGAAACTTGACAAACGGGAACAAAATATGGAAAAGAAACAGTTGGAACAGAAAAAAATGGTCGAAGAAAAAGAGTGGGAAAAGGGAACGGATAAGCGAACAATCGTAAAAAAACAAAAAGAAGAAGAAAAAAAGGCTGAAAAAATCCGTAAAAAACAAGAAGTACAGAAATTATTGGAAGAAGAGGAGAATGTAAAGAAACAAAGGGGCGATGATTCGGATTAGGTTGGTTCTTGTGTAGTTCGAAATACACAAGAATGATTTGCGATTAGTAATATCCGGGAGGCATGATGTCGAGTATAGAAAAAGGAGGTTTGTTGTTAGATGACAATTGATAGGGTTTTCCTGAAAATAAAGAATACAGGTAAGAGAAAGACTTGTAGAATAATAATTCAATGGATAATACAGTCATAGGAAAGATAACAAAGAGAATTGCAAAAAATATTTTGGTGCTTCGTGTATAACCGTGGTCTTTGCCATTGAAAATATAATTGAGACAAAACACAGCAAGAATATAATAACAAACCCACAAGTAAAAATTGAGCGAAACATACTCTTGGTATTTGGGTAAAAGGAATTTGGCTTCACGGTCGTTGGTGGAATACAAATTGTCTAAACGTGTGATTTCCACGTCAATGATTTCATTTTGATTCTTAACCACATTGTATAATTCCGTATAATTGTTGGTTGTAGGGGGGGTAGTCATGGTCGTCTATATCTTGTATAGATATTTTCACTGATAAGATTTCATGTATTTAACGTTGTCATTTGGTTGAGCATTGGCACTATCTTTATAGGGATAGGTAACTTTACATGGCAACAATTCATTGCGAATGTTATAGATTTCGTTGTATGTAGCAAAACTTTCGGGTTCAGGTGAGGCGGAATCGTCTAAAGGAGCGCAAACTTTCGTGGTATCATTCCATTGTGTTCCATCGCCACAACAATTATTATCAATACAACCAACACCATTGAATAAGTTGTCAAAATCGGCAGGTTGTTCCGATTTGTTGAAATTATCGGAATTGGGAGGGGGTATATTCAAATGGTTGAAATTGATTTCGCTACGAGATTGAATATTTATATACATATAGGTAACGATGATTGCACATACAAGAATATTCGTAATATGCAATAGGGGTATAAACATACCGGTTGATTCCGAATCGCCACCCGACAAAAAACGCAATACAACATGAAAACACAATCCGGCCACAAGGACTAACATCATTTTCGTATAAGCGGTATATTGAAGACGTTGTGTATTTGTGAGCAAGGCTTTGCGCTCTTCTAAAACCATAGCATTATCGACAATATCCTGTTTTGCATCCAATCGTTTCTGTTCAGTTTCAATGATAGACATAACCTTTTCCTGTTCATTTAAAACGGCAGCAGAAGAGGTATTGGCATCTGCATATACGTTACTGGTTTTCTGTAATTGTTCCTGTAAATTATAAATATCTTTTGCAACTTCAGCAGAATTATCTACATTTTGGAGAGCATTGTCAGTGATGTCGCTTAAATAATTGGATTGAACCTGAAAAACGTTGGATAAATCAAAATTACTATTATTGGGAGTAGATGACATGGGAGTAGATGACATTATAAATCTATATAGTGTCATGATAAAATGTATTGGCATAGTGGCGTATTTACATAACAACCATCAAAACCAGTAAAACCGCCATTGTAAGAACGGCTAAAATAAACAATAAATTCTGATTCACATACAGTTCGTTATTATCCACGATACTTTGCTGAGCGGCATTCGGTATTTGTTTTCCCACGAAAGTGAGTTTGTCCTTTAAATTTTCATCATATAAACCGGTTTCGTATAGTTTTGTTCTAGAAGCGTCATACTGAGGAATCAATGTTTTGTTCAATACCCGATAGTTTTGAGAAATGACGTCCATATTATGCGCAAATTCAGCTTCCTGTTGTTGCACATAAGAAATACCTTGGGTTTGTGTATTTTCAATGGCATCGGTAACAATTGCCTCATTCTCATTGGTATTTTCATCTGTATTATCAAACCCTTCAACAAATGTGCATGTGTTTTCTCCATTGAACTTTCCACTGGAATCATATGAACCAGGGTTGATTAATACATCACGGAAACAATTATTCAATTGGGTTAATTTCTTTTTGTTTGCACAAATGCCAATGGATTCGGGGTCAGTGATGATGTCATTACTGATATAATATTTAGAAAAAGGAAAGGAAGACCCATAAGTATTAGTATTGACGATGGATTCCAATTGTATAAAATCGGATTCATCTTTTTTCGTAGTTTTGCAAATTTTCTGTACATTGTCCGAAAATTCTTTGTTTCGGATATATAAGTTGGATGAACCGGGTTGAATTTGCTCTGTTACATTCGTATTTGGGTTGATTTGATTAAATGATGGATTCGTATTGTCTTGTCCAATATAGCACATCTGTCCTTGTGAGTCTCCCTTATTTAAAGCAAAACTATAGAAATAGTTGCACCTGTCGTCTTGGTTACACAAACTTTGACATTCCTCAGGAAGACCAGGTTCTAATTTATCGGTGGTGATGGCATTTTGAATTTGTGATTCTGTGGGATAATAACGTTCATACATGGTATAATCAGTATCCTTTTGAATAAATTGTTTGGGTAAAACCTTCATTTCATATTGATTTTCGGGGTTTATTTGTGTATCAATTTGATAAGTGTTACCCATACGTTTGTCGGCACTGATACGATACAATGAATAAGCATAGGGTTTCGAGTAAGGTCCATTGTACGTAGGTGTATAATAAACACCATTGGGCAATATCCCATATTGGTCAGAACCATTGTCATTGTCATATGCCCCACTTGCTCCTAAAAACTTGTACGTCTGAATCAATTGATAGAGTTTAATTAATTCATTGTAGGAAATCGTATTATCACTATTTAATTGCGAATAGCACTGCATTTCTCCTAATTTATAGGTATCTGGCGAATTGGATACAAATCCGGCGTACAATAGAGACGGAAGATAAGGTGTTTTTCCGTCGGTTGAAATACATGAATAAAAAGGACTCGTGTCTGCCTTGCTGTTCTCAGATGTTACATTAAATGTGAATGTTGGTCTGGGTATAGGTGTAGAGACCATATACGCGTTCGCAGGAGTATAATGATATACCTGAATACGAATAAATTCGAATTTAGAGGAATCAATGTAGATTTGTTTTCGTGTGGTTTGTGGATTCAATGTGGAATTTGTATAAGTAAAATCAGCCACAGCAACGTCACCAAACCAGAGTAGTACATAAGTATTAGTATCTGAACGAATGTCAAAAGTATAATACTCAGATACCGATGGTTTGAAGTAGCTTGTGATTTCATAACATATGTATTTTTCGGACTTGATGCATTGTAATTTATCCGTTGAAGGACTAGGAGAAGGACTAGGAGAAGGACTAGGAGAAGGACTAGATGTGGATACACAATTCACACTACCAATAATATCGCTCAGTACAGATTCGGTAATTGAATAGGTTGAATTCTTAGCGGAGATGGATGGTTGTCCGGAGTAAGATAGTCTTGATGCAATACAAGAATCAATGTATTGTTGTGATAGATTGGGTTGAAATATAGAAGATAACGGAATATAAGAAACCGAGTCCGTAGTTTGATTTGAACTATTTTGAATATTTTGATTATATACCAAATCTGCATTTGTGCTTACATTTATCACTTTTTCGATGTTTCCAAAAGTGGTTATATGAACTTCATTGGGTGTGTTATGGTTGGTAATATAGGATTGATTCTGTGTAGAAATGTTTTGTTGAGTTTCCCCTAAATTAACTAACCATGAGTTCGTTGTATTCGTTGTATTGGAATGAGACCATGATGGTATGTTATCTGTAAATGGTATGGCTATCATACGACCTAAACTATATTTATCAATTGCTTGAGGTGATAATTGAAAATGATAATATTGATATTTTGACTGAAAAGAATAAGGGTCACCGGGAGAAGAACCCTTTTTGGGAATAAAATTGGCATTGCTCTCTTCTAAATCAGTAATGTATGTATTATATTTTTGAATTATATCACCTAAACGTTGATGGGTTCGTAATGATGTATTTTGTTGAAAATTTGAATTAAAACCATTATTTCTATCCGTCATACTCAGTTATAGTATGACTATACTTTTTGAAAAAGAAAAGACATATTAATAATTCCTTTTTCGAATTCTATACACAGTGAGTAAGTGTGTATAGAAATAGTGAATTATCTTTGAAAAAACAAACCTAATCCATAGTCATCACATAATAAATTAAACATACTACTGCAATGACAGATAGCATGTAGATAAATTGAGAACTACGCAATTGTAATTTGGGTTCGCTTGTATTTATCATGTGTTTTTGTAATTGTTGCAATTGATTATCGAGTTGAATTCTTACTTGTTTAATGTTGTTGTAGTTATCGAGCACATCCTTTTTATTTTGTTCATATTGTTCATTGGTGATGGCGTCCGGGTTATGCTGTCCCTGTGCGGACATAGCACTGTCTAATGTTTGAATCGATTTGGTCACATTTTCATATGCGGTCGTAACATTGCTAAATATATCTTTGCCTGAACACACAGGAGTTACGTTATTTGCAATGGTCGGGTCGCTACACCGTAAATAACGCTCTTTTGTTTTTTCAAAAACATTTAACTTGTTGGTCACGTCATTTTGTAATGAAAATAAATTATTTGGTTCTGTTAAATATAATCCTTGTTGCATTCGAATCTATATACATTACACCGATTGTTTTATGGTTTGTTATTTCGAATAAAGATGACGGCAAAGACAATCCCGATGAGTAAATTCACTGTCTTCACTATTTCAAAATTGTATTTCTGTTTGAGATTCTCATACTGTTCTTGTGATTTGTAATGACTATTTCGAAGCTGGTATAGTTTATTTACAACAGTTTGGTTTTTGCACAGCTCTTTTTGGTAACATTTGGACATATTATCAGAAGAAATGGTTGCACCGCTGTTTTTCGATTTATTGCATACTATATTTTCCGTTTCTTCGCTCAAAATAGTGCATCCTTCAAAACCATTCGGCATGTCATTCGCATTGGTTGAATAAAAAAAATCCGTGGGGTAATATTGCATAGTAAATAAATGTTCTTGTGGAATAATAGACATATATACATTATGAAGAGAATTGCATGAGCAGAAACCCATAAATTCATATACACCTTTACACCAACGGTTTATACCGCACCCAATTTAGGATCGATCATCACTTTTGTATTTATTCGTATCGTAAAATAAGAAAAAAACACTCATAATTTGTGCGAACTTACATGTTCAAAGGTGTATTTGTATTACGTTGATTGAATAAGTGTCCCATTACAATAATAATTATACGTAGGAATATATCCAGATGTGTTAGTTTTACTAAAAATTTCAACTCTATTTTTTGGATATTTTATTGATTCTTTTATAGCATCTTCTTTTGATAAAAATATTACCATATCTTCCCATTCGCCTCCAAAAAGAAATACATAAACAAAATCCATTTATCTTACTATAAATAATATTTTTTATATTATTTTTGTGCAAACTTACATGTTAAAAGGTGTAAAATGGAACATTTCAAATTACCAAGGGTCTAAACACATACCCGATAATAATCCGTTTCTAGAGCTGTAACGCTCGAACGGTCAATCTTGCATACTTCTCCGGGTCTTACTCCAACCACTAAAGCTTGTGGGTCGAAGCGTGAGATTTCCGGTAATTGAATATTTTCATTCTTAATATGATACTTGTGTTTGAAGTTATTTAATTCTTCTTTATCTAAAACCTTCATACCCGGAACCATTTCATGTTTCAAAATATTGGTTTGAATCCGTTTGATATTGTGAATAATGACGAAGATATTTTCATGTTCGTATAAATATTTGATTTTGGTTAAAATAGTGTCATTGGGTTCGTCGTCGATAACCACAATCAATGTGTCTTTGGGTGCGAGCACGTCTTCAATCGTATAAAGGTCTTCGATAATATCGTCTAGGGTTTGAGGCTTAATTTGTTTTGTGGTTTGTCTTGATGTAAAATAATATTTAATGAATACTTTCAATCCATTTGTGTTATGTGTGACCAACATATCCAATTGTGAATTCGCCATCATAGCATCCACTTCATTAATACTAAAATTCGTATATTCACTAGTATCATAATCACGTTCATCCAATTGTTCAAGTAGAACGCCACGTGATTTGTATATTTTATTAATACGAGTACCGTTTGATGCCATTGTTTATAATATATCCCCATAACTTTAATTGGTTTTCATTCAATTTTGTTTAGGGAGTTCCAGAATGACAATAGCCGCAGATTTAGAACAAGTATTTTCTTTGACCGGATGGTTTATTTTTATTTGCATGATCTATTTCACTAAATATGATGGATGATAAAGAACGATAATAAAATAAATTACTATCTATTTTTATAGGAATAGATAGTAATGGGAACACAAAAAAATAGTATACCAAAAAAATCCAATAAAATATTTAGAAAAACTCGTTCAAAAAGACAGAGAGGTGGAACAATAAATAATAATAATAAACTCATTCAGTCAAGTAAGTTTGGAAACAAAGAAACAGTGGAAAAATTATTGAAGGAGGG